ACTTATTATACAGCTTTACTTCTTTATCAATGCATTGAGCTTACCAATTAGATCGTGTTCTATATCTGCTGACGATCTATCCTGTTTATTATCTACCTCGATCTTATCAGTCCATAGTCCTAGATTTTTTCCAACAAGCTCTAAACTTTTAACACGTACACTATCTGTAATGTTCTCATCCTTACTGAACGCTAACAAGTCTTGTATTATCTGTTCTCCTAAAGAGACTGTCTGCATGCGTTGCAAACTATCCTTTTGATCCAATAACCTATTAATAGTTAATGTTATATTAACGTCAGCTCTTAACTTAGAAGACATTGCTCTTAGGCTGTTGCCTTTAATATCCTTAGAGACATTATAATTGTTACGATATGCATCAACTAACGTCATACCTTTCTTGCCTCCTGTTCCTACAATGTCCTTACAGAACCCAAGCTGTTTGGCTGTCAGTTCCACACCAACAGCAGAAGTTCTTTTAGTCTTATCTTGGTTAGACTTGCCACCATTTAACAGCTTTAGGTTTGGCTTATTGTCTTTCTTATCTGTCATTTTAATCCTCCAATATAATTACCTGTAAACTTTACGTAAACTTTTACTCTGCTATTTCTAAGCAGGTCACTTCTAAAACAGGATAACATTTAATTACCTTTGTTTGTAGGTCATAAACATAATTAAAATAAATCCAAGAAAAATGCCTCCCCAAACTTATTAGTCATAGATACTAAATTAATTATCTTTGGAGTTATTAAATGCAGATAAAAATCAAAACAATACTAAACGAGATCGATAACCAAAACCTATGTTTATACCGGGGAAAAGATTATTTCTATTTTACCTATTCAAATATAGATGAAGATTTCTTTGAGACTTATTCTATCTATGCTTACAGGCTGTATGATTTGGGTTTTAGTGAATGGATAGAATATGGAAAAGATTTTTGTGCCTTTTGTGAAGAGACTATAAGGCATCAAAACTATTGTAGCTATTAACAGCCTTTTAAAGGTCATACAGACCATGTTAGCCCATACAGGTATGATTAGTTATACTTTTATGTTTCAAGGTTTTTGTTGTCCACTATACGTTACAGACCATCTGATAAAAACTTTACGTAAACTTTAAAGTAATAAAAGAATACAGGTAAACATTAGATAATATATGTTAACCCAACTAAGTAATTATATAGTTGACACCCTTTATCATGGGTGTATAAGGAGTTAGCACCTTGGTTCATACTATATTTAACATGTTAACCATTGTTCAAACATCCGGCTCAGACATCCCCGGATAAGACTTAAAGACTGTCTCGTGAAATTCGAGGCTCACAGGTTCAGATTAAAGCCTTACTGTGAATTAGGTCGATGTTAATAAAATACTGTAACCAACTGTGTAGTTGGTCTGACGATCTCTAAAGAGTGAAACAGTTAATCAACAATGGAGTTCATAAATGACAGACAATCAAAAAGCTAAGTTTGATGAGTTGTATAACTCAATGGATTATCTAATGCCTATACTGAGACAGAACTGCGGTAATCAAATACAAGCATCTGATACCTATCATGGGATAATCTTAGCAATGGCTAAAAAATCAAGTAAGTAAACAAACCAAAATGGAGAGACTGAATGACTAAATTAGCAAACGTAAAAGACATGGGTATGAGTAATGAGATGATTTCCACAGTATCAAGTGCTGAAAATATTGTTTCTGATCTTAAAGGTATCAATAAGGATAACGTAGCAATGATTAACGATAGCAAAATAAATGGTCAATATGTGCCGTTTATTGCTCACGTTGCTAAGTTTCCAAGAACTGCTTCAGGCAATGTGTCAAAGCAAGTGACCGCTATAATATATGATGACCTCGTAAATCATTGCGGTATGGCTAAAGCATCTGCAAAAATGCTGAAAGAAAATGCCATAAAGTTCTGTGAAGTTTTCGAGGTCAGCACTCAGGCAACTGAGACCGCTATTAAAGACATCTTGGAAAGCAATGAGATCGACACTCAAACCAAGCTGATCAAAGCGGTGTCAGGTAAAGCTGAAGTTACACTTGCTGAGAAGATTGCAAAAATGGTTTATGGAAAAGATGTCACAAAGAAAATTGATGGCATCGAGCAAACTATCTTTGTTCCAACTGATCTGACAATGGATGAAATCCAACAGATTGAAGAGCATATGGCGGATATCAAAAGAGTAAGGATATCAACAGACGAAGCCAATGCTTCTAAATTATCTGAGGTCACGTTGGATAATTCTGAGACTAATGAAGTCTTGGATGCAATGGTGGGTTAGGGAATTTCCCTAGCCCTCAGGGCAACCTATTACTATCATTACTAACATCAAAAATCGGGGAACTATATGCAAAATCCAAACAATTTTATTAATGACGTAACAAAAAAACAACTTAATGAGATGCTAGAAGATAAAGAAAAAATGCTTATTGAGTTCAAGTATTTAATTAAAGATGAGATTGATGCATTTAATGAGCATCTTGTAGACGAAGACATTGAGAGTTATGAGAATGGCTTGCTTATTGGAAGACATGAGTTTGCAGAAATGTTGTTTAAGAAATTTCAAGAATTGGAGGTAAAATACAATGTCTGAATTAGAAATCATCCAAGCATTGGATAAAATTATTACTGAAGCTGAGAAGCTAAAACAAGCTATTGGGAAACAATTTAATCAGTCTGAGCTAAACTCTCAGATTGATATTGAGGAGTTAATTGACCACGACAAAATTATCTTTGATATACCCGCATCCCTTGAAGATGTTCAAAAGAATATAAAGAATATATCTATCGAGGATCATCAATCATTGATGACACATAATGCAAGGCAAGATGCCTTAAACAAAGTTAAAGAAATTGCTGACGAAAAGTATAGGCAGTTCTTACAATCAAAACTTAAAAAAGATGGGAGTGGATATGAGTAAAAATAAAGAAATCACGAAGCATTTTGGCGGTCGAATAATACGAGGTGTGTTTAAAAAAATTGATGGCTCTCGCAGAAAATTTTGGGGAGTTCTTAAATATGAGGATAGGGATGTCCCTAACCTTGTAACTGTCTTTGATTTCCGCATTGGAGAGTATCGAAGATTTAGGTTGGATCAAGGTGCTATAACTTTAAATAGCGGTAAGATTTGGTATAAATATAACCATGTAAATGGTGTAACATTAAAAACTAGGAGTGCTTAAATGAGATTATCATTAGCTAAGAAAATCATAGTCGAGGGCATCAAAAATAATGTCGCTCAAAAAGCAAATCAAAAGCCTATTACTTTCCATTTGGAAGGTTCTATGGGCATAGGTAAGACTGCATTGGCAAAACAAATTGCTAATGATTTAGGTTTTTATCTTCAACAAATTGCTCTTGCTCAATTAGAGCCAACAGACATTGGAGGTATGAGGATGCCCCAAGGAGACAAGATGGTTGTTCTACAACCTGATTGGTTTATTGATCCTGAGAGAATGTCCAAGCTAAAAGCAGAGGGCTTCAAAGGTGTTCTTTATTTCTTTGATGAGCTACCTCAAAGTCCTACTCTTAACATGAATATATTTGCTCAAATCTGTGATGAGTACAGAATTGGAGAGTATGTTTTAGATCGTTCTGAGTGCTATGTGATGTCTGCGGGAAACAAACTCTCAGACAAAGCGGGTACAAATGCAATGCCTATGCACTTAGTTGATAGGCTTACATTCTTGGAGATTGAAGCAAACTTAGATGACACTTGCAATTACTTTGCTAAGTCAGGTGTAGATCATAGAGTTATATCATGGTTGAGATTTCAGCCTGAGTTTCTGCATAAATTTCAGATGGGTGTTAATGCTTATCCTACACCAAGATCAATTGAGCGATCTGCTCAGATGATGAATTGGACATTGGATGATGAAGCAATGGCGGAAGCTATCAGCGGTCAAATAGGTAGACCCGCATATGCGAACTTAAAAACTCACATGGATATTCATGATAAATGTCCTGACATTGATAAGTTAATTGCCAATCCTGAGACTGCTGAAGTGGTCGAAGAACCCGCAATTATGTATGCTTTATGCTCATCTTTGTCTATGAAAGCCAATGATAAAAACATGGGTAATATCTTAAAGTATTTACAGAGATTACCTAACGAAGAGTTTCAGGCTTATGTATTGAAAGATGCATTAGCAAGAGACAATTCTCTAAAGCAAAACAAGGATGTAAGATTGTGGGCATCCGCTAAAGGCAATGGGAAATATCTCGTTGCCTAGAAGTTCAATTCAACTTTTAGGAGTGTCTAATGCACGATTTACCAAGGAAGATAGCAAGATCAAAAGTAAGATTGATGCTAGATAAAGAAAGTAAGGGATGGGGCTTTTATGCTTCCATCCTTTACCAAATGCCTATGATTGAGAAAAACGATATCCCAACTATGGCAACTGATGGTCGAAGTATTTTTTATAACTATGAATGGTCTGATGCTCTGACTGAGCAAGAGCTTGATGGTGTAAAGGTTCATGAAGCATATCATAGGGTACTGAAGCATCATCTAAGGATGGGCAAACGTGATCCTAAGTTGTGGAACATGGCTTGTGATTATGCCATCAATCCAATCATCGTTCAATCAGGGCTTACTCTTCCTGAGGGTGCTTTAATTGATGCCAAGTTCAAGGGTATGTCAGCAGAAAAGATTTACGACATACTGAAAAAAGATCAGGGCAAGGGCGATAATCCTCAACCTCAGGGATGGGGCGATGTGGAAGATCAGGGCAAGGGAATGTCTCAGGATCAGGTAAAGACTGAAGAAGCCACAATAAATGCTCAGACTGTCATGGCGGTTTCATCAATGAAAAAAGATGTAGGCAATCTTCCCGCAAACATTAAAGAGATCATTGACGAGATGAAAAGATCGCAGATTGATTGGACAGATGTTTTGACAAGACACATTGGCGGAGATCAGCCTGAGGGTTATAGCTATCGCAGACCTAATCGAAGATCATGGTATATTCATGAGGTTGTCACACCAATATCAAATAAGATTGGTTGTGGAGATATTGTTGTTGGAGTTGATACAAGCGGTTCTGTCAGTTCAAAAGAATTGACCTATTTCTTGGGCGAGTTAAATGCAATAGCTGACAGTTCAGGTGCAGATAGTGTGACCATCATCACATGCGATTATGATGTTCAGGGTGTTGTTCGCTATGAGAAAGGCGAGCAGATAGAAAAGATCGATTGTAAGGGAAGAGGTGGGACAAGAGTTATGCCCGTATTCGATTACATTCGAGAGCATAATATCAAC